TCTTGCAATAGCAACCGAAGCCAATTCTATCTATGTGAGTGCTCCTTCATATAGCACAGGTCAGATAGTAAAACAATTAAATTTTGATTGGTATGGAAATTATTGGGCAATCGGAAACATACGAAGTGGAGCAACTCCTTCAGATGGATTTGGTGTTGCTTATGGAAATAATACACCTTTATTTGTATTTTCAAATACTGGTAATGGATTTCAAGCAGGAAACGCATTCACTTATGACAACTCTGGTGGATGGGGAGCAAATTTAGTAGCTGCTGGATCATCTCATGCGAGGGTCAGACTTCGCGCAACATCTTATAATGGTAGCGGAGACAGAGAAACTTATATGTGGTTGGACAATACTACTAGTCCAGCTACTGGAATATATTCAACTGCTCCAACTTTTAATTTCGTAGGAAGTATTACCACAGTTCAAGTTGCAGGTAATACGGTCCTTCATGCAGGCAACTACACTTCTTATGCTGCAACCAGTGGACACAATCACACATATAATGTTAACAATGACTGGTTAAGAGATAATGGTGACGATAATCAATTCAAAATTTATGGTAATAGTAGAACTATAATTTATCGTACAGATGGTAATACTAATGAACACGGTGGAGGTAATTACGCGCACATATTCTATTATGGTGGTAGTGCTGATGGTAATAGAGTTTTTATAATTAATACGGATGGTAGATTGTGGTCGCCTTATCACGGCTGGCTCGACACGATGAGTGTTTCATATGCTTCTTCTGCTGGTACTGCGGATAATATTGATGGATGGGGTTTCGTAAACACTGGAAACAATAGCGCAGTTAATGCAAACACAATTGACAGTAATGGTATTAGCTATTATCAATCGGGTGTAGACAACTTTTCGCTAAATTCCACTGATGGTGCACTTTATTCACAAAGATATTCTAGCGATTGGCAACACCAAATTGCTGGTGATTATCGTGAAGGTAATATAGCAGTTCGTGGAAAAAATGGCGGAACTTGGGCACGATGGAAACCAATTCCTACATTAACTATAAGCGATACTGCTCCTGGTAATGAAACAGTAGGAGATATGTGGTGGGAGTCGGATACTGGTAAATTAAAAATTTATTATTATGACGGTAATACTTCTCAATGGGTCGATGCAATGCCCATTCCTGATACATCAACATTTTTTAGTAAGGCTGGTGGTTCTATTACAGGTGCAGTAACGATAAACAGTTCATTAACGGTAACAGGAAGAATTTATGCTGATGCTGGTATTAGAGTAGCACAAAATAGTTCTTCAGGATTAGCTAGTGGCATAGATATCACTAACACAGATATTAGAAGTAATGCTGTCAGTGCTTGGACAGGAAACCCAGGCGCGCAAGGAAAAATTCAATATCATAGCTATCGTTGGTATATTGTTTCAGATAGTTCTTCTGATCGTATTGTACAATTTAGAAGAGATGGTAGTGATGTATCATATATTGATAATAGTGGAAACTATGTTGGTAATGTGAGCGGTAACGCAACAACAGCCACTACCGCTAGTGCTGTTGCAGCATCCGCTATCACAGGTCAAACAGGTATGTGGACAAGTTCTGCTCGACCAGGACCATATCGATTATACCGCCGCGATGACAACAGCGACTACAGTGTGCAAACCCACTGGACTGGTAGTTATTGGAGATTATATGGTTATGCCGGAGATACGGCACACGCGGATACACATGTTGGATATGCAGACAGTGCTGGAAATGGTGGCGTCACATCAGTAAATGGACAAACTGGTGCGGTTACTATTTCGGGTGGTGCATCACTCTCAAATGATACATCAACAAATAATAATTTGTTTTATCCTACGATGGCGTATAATGCCACATCTGGAACACTTTCAACCGCATATGTTTCATCAACTAAATTATACTTTAATCCATCGACAGGAACATTAAGTGCAACGGTAATGACATCCATATCGGATAGAAATGTCAAAGAAAATATAGTAACTATAGAAAACGCACTATCAAAAACACTTTCTCTTCGTGGAGTTAATTATACACTCAAAGACACTCAACAAAAATCTATAGGTGTTATAGCGCAAGAAGTTGAAGAAATTTTACCGGAAGTTGTTAATACATCCGACGACGGAACAAAAAGTGTTCAATATGGAAATATGATAGGACTTCTAATAGAAGCTATCAAAGAACAGCAGTCCGAAATAGAAGAACTCAAAACATTAGTCAAAAAAATGCTGGAAAAATGAATATATATACTTGTATTGGTCTTAGATCATTATTAATTGGAGATTTAAATGAATAAATTTAGTTTAACTGATTTGTCGATTGAAGAAGTGAATGTCATCATCGCTGGTTTGCTCGAACTTCCTGGAAAAGTCGGCTTAAATGTTTTTGCTAAAGTGAAACAACAAGCTGAGGAACAAGCTAGACAAATGCCTCAAGCGCAGGAAACTAACGTTCCAGAAGGACCACTTAGTGATAAAGTGATGAATTAAAATCTGCCATTTATCATCATTATAAATAAATTATAATATCTAAAGGATGATAAATGGCAGCTCCTTCAACTAGAAAAGAATTCAAAGATTATTGTCTCCGTAAACTGGGACATCCTGTAATTCAAATTAATGTTGATGATGATCAAGTAGAGGATCGAATAGACGATGCTCTACAGTTTTTCCACGACTATCACTTCGATGGCGTGGAAAAACTCTTTATGAAACATAGAATTACGCAAGAAGATATTGACAGAGGATGGATTTATGTTCCTGAGGCTGTCATATTTGTCACTGGTGTAATGCCTTTCGATCAATCAAATTCTTCTGTAAATATGTTTGATTTGAGATATCAACTCAGATTGCATGATTTATATGATTTTACCTCAGTTTCATATGTCTCTTATGAAATAACCATGCAGCATATTAGGACTTTGAACCTTTTGTTCTCAGGAACACCACAGTTTAGATTTAATCGCCATCAAGATAAATTGTTTTTGGACATAGATTGGAGTGGTGATCTAAATGTAGGTGAATATGTTGTTGTGGAGTGTTATAGAAAATTGGATCCAGATACAATTTCTTTATCTGGAACAGCAGCAATAAGCATATCTTCTACTACTGTCACAGGAACAGGAACTAAGTTTGATCAAGATATTGTTCCCGGCGATTTCATTAGTTTTGGTGATGAATTAAAGAGAGTCAAGGCTATTATTTCTCCAACAGAATTAACAGTTGATACCGTGTTTGGTTCTAATGCATCAGTCAGTATGACTAAATCTGGCGTATCAGACGTTTGGAATGATAGATTTTTAAAACGTTATGCAACAGCACTTATCAAAAAACAGTGGGGCGAAAATCTTAAAAAGTTCGCAGGCATTCAAATGCCAGGTGGTGTAACATTAAATGGTAAAGAAATTTGGGATGAAGCCGTTGAAGAAATCAATAAGGTTGAAGAAGAATTGATAAACACTAATGTATTACCAAGCGAAATGTTTATTGGTTAATTATGTCCACAAATTTCTATTTCAATAATTTTCCCCAACACCAAATAACAAGTGAGCAGTTACTCGTTGAAGATTTGGTGATTGAAGCAATGCAGATCCATGGCATGGACGTTTTTTATTTACCACGTTCAACAAGAGATGAAGTCGATTATCTATACGGTGAAGACACACTCAAAGAGTATCGAAATGCATATAGTATAGAAATGTATCTTGAAAATGTTACAGGAATGGATGGTGAAGGTGATTTCATTTCAAAATTTGGCTTAGAAGTCAGAGATGAAATAACTTTACTCGTATCGAGAAGAAGATTCGGATACACTGTTCCACAAAAGAGACCTAATGAAGGCGATTTGATTTACATTCCTCTTATAAGAAATTTCTTTGAGGTCACTTTCGTCGAACATGAAAATGATCAAGCGATGTTTTATACATTAGGTAGAGGACGAGGCGGTAATGTATATGTCTATGCTCTTAAATTAAAACAATTTGTCTTCTCGGAAGAAATTATTTCAACTGGTGTTCAAGAAATCGATAAAGAAGCAGAATCTTCTTATAAGAGAATTCGTCTACCTTTAGCAAATACTGGTACAGGAAGTTATGTTCCAGGTGAAATTGTATATCAAGGCACTTCTTTAGCCAATTCCACTGCTCAAGCCATTGTTTATTCATACACTCCTCATAGTGAATTGACTGTAATCCGTGTAATTGGTCAATTCACAAGTAGCGCAAATGCAATAGGAAATACAAGTGGTGCATTAAGAACACCAGTCACAGTTGATGAACTTGATTCCGTCGGAAATAATGTATTCGAAGATATCACAGATAATAAGAGGATCGAACAAGAAGCTGATGACATCTTAGACTTTACTGAAACTAATCCATTTGGAGAACCATAATGCTCAGTAAAGGACACTTTTACAATAGAACATTAAGAAAAATTGTTGTCGCTTTCGGTACAGTTTTTAATAACATAACGATGATCCGTTATGATAAAGACATGACAAAAGAATATGAAAGAATAAAAGTGCCTCTTTCATACGGTCCAAAAGAAAAGTACATCACTAGGTTAGCATCTGATCCAGATTTAACTAGGTCAATGTCTGTACATTTACCAAGAATTTCTTTTGAGATGACAGCAATCACATATGATTCATCAAGAAAAACAAACTCTCTGATTAAAAATTATTCCTTTGACTCATCGAAAAATCAAGTCAAATCTCAAGCATCTCCTATACCATACAATTTTGATTTTAGTGTTTCAATCTATGTTAGAAACATAGAAGATGGCACACAAATACTTGAACAGATTCTTCCATTTTTTACTCCGGACTATACCGTAACTGTCAATTTGGTTCCTGAAATGGGATTAAAATATGATCTTCCTATTCTATTGGAATCAGTAAATACAACTACTGATTATGAAGGCGACTTTCTCAGTACACGAATGATTATTTGGGATTTAACTTTTAGTGTAAAAGGTTATATATTTCCTCAAGTAAGTGCAACAGGAAACGGTTTCATCTCAAAATCAACAACCAACATCTACACTAATTTTGGTGATAAAGAATCACAAAAAGTTTATGTCGATTCAGCAAATGGTGTTGGTGTTTTTGTTACAGGAGAGATTGTTCGTGAAACTAAAAAAGGAAAATCAGGAAAAGTATTATACTTCGCAAATAACAACACTGGCACATTAGTATTAACTGAACTGACAGATTTAATGGATGAAAATGATGTTATTGTGGGTGACTATTCAAATGCAACATATACAATAGATACTGTTGATTTGGATCCACTTAAAGATGTGATAATAAAAATAGAACCTAATCCTGTAAATGCTAATGCAAACTCATTGTATGGATACACAGAAACTATATTGGAATTCCCGGATACACTATGAATATGGATAAAAAATTGTCGGACATTTTTGATATAAAGCCAGCGGAAATTATTCCAGAAACTTTTGAAGTTGTTGAAACATCGAATGATGATGATGCTGATTTTGAATTCGCTAGAAGAAACATAAAAGATTTGGCTGAAAAAGGAAAAATTGCTGTTGATAATATTCTAGAAGTGGCGCGAGCTACGGATCATCCTAGAGCATATGAAGTTGCTGCTACTCTAATAAAAAGTGTTGGAGATTTAAATAAAGATTTAATGGATCTTAGAAAGAAAAGAAAACTGTTAATGGATAATATGAGCACTTCTTCTCCAGAGATAAATGTGAATCAAGCAGTTTTTGTTGGATCAACAGCAGAATTAATTAAAGCAATAAAGAGAGTTGAATAAATGGAAACTTTAATAGAACAGTTGAGAACTATTCTAGGAACGAATTTCGGTCTTTATTTTAAAGCGCATTCGTTCCATTGGAATGTAGAAGGACCCAATTTCATCCAATATCATGAATTTCTAGGTGACTTTTATGATTCTGTTTGGCAACAAACTGATGAGATTGCTGAAAAATTAAGAATGCTAGGAGTTTATGCTCCTGTTAATTTAACACGAATACATAATCTCTCCGATGTGGAAGAGAATGATTCCATACTCTCTGACAGAGAAATGTTTATGAATTTAAATGAAAGCAATGATAGATATATCGTGCATCTGAGAGCTGGAATTGTTGCTGCTGATGATGCACAAGAACCAGCAATAAGTAATTTTTTACAAGAACTATTAGATAAACATCAAAAACATTCCTGGATGTTAAAGAGTATAATTAAATAAATGAGAGATGGTTATCAAGGCAATTCTAATTTAAAAAAAGCCGGAACTAAATTAGAATTTACGCAAGAGCAGTTATTGGAATTTACTCGGTGTATTAGAGATCCAATTTATTTTATAAAAAAATACGTTAAAATTGTTAACGTAGATTATGGTCTTGTACCATTTGACATGTGGCCCTTTCAAAAAGAAATGGTCGAAGGATTTCATGCAAATCGATTTTCCATTTGTAAAATGCCTCGACAGGTTGGAAAAACAACTTCGGTTGCTGGTTATATGTTATGGAATATTTTATTTCAAGACAATTACACTGTTGCGATATTAGCCAATAAGGGTGCATTGGCTAGAGAAATATTAGACAGAATTAAATATGCATATGAACACATTCCGCATTGGCTACAGCAAGGTGTTCTAGAATGGAATAAAGGTAATATAGAACTTGAAAATGGATCTAAAATATTTGCCTATGCGACAAGTGGATCTGGTGTTCGTGGAGGAACATATAATCTAATATTCTTAGATGAATTTGCATTCGTTCCTCACAATATGGCACAAGACTTTTTCACATCAACCTATCCTGTCATATCATCGGGTAAAACAACAAAAGTTATTATTGTTTCAACTCCGAACGGTTTGAATATGTTCTATAAAATGTGGATGGATTCGATTGAAGGTAGATCATTATACACTCCATTTGAAGTTCATTGGTCAATGGTACCAGGAAGAGATGAAAAATGGAAAGAAGAGACAATAAGAAACACCAGTGAAGAACAATTTAGACAAGAATTTGAGACGGAGTTCATAGGATCTTCTGCG